GCAAAAATTACACACACCATATGGTGACATTGATCCTAACTGTGGTCAAAGGTATATTGACATCCCACTCAAGTATCAAAGGGATATGTATGCTCGAAACTATACTGGTTTCTCTATTGAAAAGGCTGGAGTCAAAGATGATGATATGGTAATTACCAGTGATGCAGATGAGATAATAAACCCTTTGATACTAGAAAATACTGATTGGTTTGATCCTAATAACCTCTATACTACTATGCAGAGAGCATTTTATTATGATCTCAATACCCATTATCAAGATGAGTGGAGAGGATCTAGGGTTTGTACATGGGGTAAGATGAAGAACTTGTCGGTTGATAAACTACGTGATAGTATGTGGAATGAATCCTATCGTCTTGAAGAGGGTGGATGGCACTGGAGTTACTTTGGTGGAGTAGAAAGATTCAAAGAGAAAATGGTTGCAGGTGCTGATGCACAACAAGCAGCCGTTGATGATGCTATAGATAGAGTAGAAGGAAAACAAGATCCTCTGGGTAGAGGTAAAGTTTATCAACCCATTCCGATTGATGAATCATTTCCTGAATATATCAGGAACAACCAAGATAAATACGCTGAATTTATTAAAGCATGGAACTAATTGAAGGTATAGCAGTATCCGAACTGTGTGATTATTCTTTCGGAGATCAGTCAGGACAGTGGGGTAGTATTCCTACTTCCTTTATGGTGGATGCCAACTTAAATAATCTAGACTTTGCTACTAAGGTATTTGAGATAAAGAAAGAGAGGGATTATATGACTCTCTTCATTGACAATATAAGACTTTATAAGAGAGATATTAAAGAGGTAAAACCAGAGGATAAAGCATATGTAGATTCCTTGATGGAGAAGAGTGATCTCCTTAAATTATGTGCTGCTTTCTCTGATATGAGGTTTATTATCTTCACTAACCTAGAAGATACTCCTACAGATGAATATATTTTTGATGCTATACCAGATAATGTTCTATGCATATCTGCCGTCAATGCAATCGCTCATGGCGGTAAAGTAGTTCCAGCTCCTTACGGAGTGCAAAGGAGAATGAATGATAATGATGATAGAGTTGATGTATTGAAGAAGATAATGTGGGAGTCTGATTATCTGTATCCTTATTATTTGTATGTGAGTCACAATGAAGATTCACATGAGGAAAGGAAAGGTATAAAAGAACTCTTCAGAAATAATACATGGGCCATAGTGGATGAGGATAGAGTATCTTATAAGGATTTTCTTACTAGATTGAAGCAGTGTAAGTTTATGATATGTCCTAGAGGTAATGCCATAGACTGTCATCGTAATTGGGAGGTTCTTTATATGAGAAGAGTTCCTATAATGAAAAGAGATCCCTATCTACAAGAACTGTTTAAGGACTATCCTGTTCTATGGGTAGATGATTTTGCAGAGGTTACTCAAACAATGTTGATGGATAATTATCATCTCTATGAACAAGCACAAGATCTCATACTAGGTGAACTCTCTTTACCTTTCTACTTTCAGACCACTGTGTATAAGGCTTTAAATGGATAAGAAGTTAGTTGTATCAAATCATAACTCTGATCTAGAGTGGTTGAGTATGACATATGATTATGGTTTCTCTCCTGAGAATACCATAATCTATGATCGTAGTGATGAAGAAAAGAATTGGAGTCATCTAGGAGAGAGTCATAGGTCACCGAATGTAGGTGAGAACATTTATGATATGATGAGGTTTATTGTAGAACACTATGACAATCTTCCTGATGTAAGTATCTTTATTAAGGGTAATCTATTTCAAAGATCTGAAGAGCACGGTGGTGAGAATTATTATACTACTAAGGAAAGATTTAAACGTGCATTACAAGCAGAATATTTTTTACCTATTGAAAGATTTCATGATTCTACAGCTGCTGTGGTAAATGGTGGTGGATTTATACAACCTACATGGGAGGCATCAAGCAATCCAAACATATATTCTAGGCATTTTTCAACGTTCCCACAAATGCTTAACAAATTATTTGTCAATCCTCCAAGTTTCACCTATAATAGGTTTGCACCTGGTGGAAATTATGTTGTCCCTAAGGCCAACATTCTTAAGTTTAGTAAGGGACTCTATGAAAAGTTGCAATTCTATTGTTCTTATGAACCTCCTGAAGAATTTCAAAGCACCTCTGGGGAGTCTTACTTAATTGAAAGAGCACTGTATCTTATTTGGACTGAAGACCTAATAGAAAAATTATGAAAGTAATTGAAACACCTCTTATTGATGCATCTGTCATTATAGTAGATAAGTATGAGGATGAGAGAGGATTCTTTATGGAGTCTTTTAATCAAGAGCAGTTTGTAAAGGAACTGGGTCATTATGATTTCGTTCAAGACAATCATTCCAAGTCTTCTAAGGGAGTCTTGAGAGGTCTCCATTATCAATTGGAGAAACCTCAAGGTAAACTAATGAGATGCACTCAGGGAGCAGTCTATGATGTGATTGTAGATCTTAGAAAGAGTTCTCGTAGTTTTGGATTATGGTGTGATATAACCTTAGACAATCCAGAAACTATCCTGTGGGTTCCGCCTGGTTTTGCTCATGGGTTCTATACCCTAACTGAGACTGCAGAGTTTGAATATAAATGCACAGATTATTATCATCCAAAGTCTATGAAAACATTAATGTGGGATGACCCAGACTTGGGTATTACATGGCCAACTTTACATCCACCTCTTCTTTCTGAGAAGGATGCAATAGGAGAAACATTTAAGGAGTGTGAAAAGTATGACTAAGTTATCTGTCTATGGTGGTACAGGATTTGTAGGGGGTAATTTCTCTCGCATGTATCGTGATGATACTATTGTAATACCACGGGATCAAAGAGAACCTGAGAGTGATGAGATATTGTATTTTATTTCCACTGTTGACAACTATAATGTACATACTAATATTACATTAGATGTTGAAACTAATTTGAAAGTATTGTGTGAGACCTTAGATAAGTGTAGAGATAGTGATGTAACTTTTAATTTTATTAGTTCTTGGTTTGTCTATGGTGATATTCCATTACCAGCAAGAGAGGATTCTCATTGTAAACCAACTGGATTCTATTCTATTACAAAGAGGGCTGCAGAAGATCTAGTGATGTCATTCTGTAGAACCTATGGTAAGAACTATAGGATACTCAGACTTGCTAATGTTATGGGAGCAGGAGATGGTAAAACATCTGCAAAGAAGAATGCTCTGGCATTTATGGTTGATAAGATGAAAAAGGATGAGGAGATATTTCTTTATGATGATGGAACTCCCACCAGAGATATGATGCATGTAAAAGATACTTGCCGTGCTATCAAATTGGTATGTGAAAAGGGTAATCTAAATGAGATATATAACATTGCTACTGGACAAGCAACCCAAATAGGTGATATAATTTACAAGGCAAAGGAATATTTAAAATCAAACTCTCCTGTTAAGTCTAGAGAAGCAGCTGAGTTTCATAAGATTGTTCAGGCAAAAGATTGTGCTCTAGACGCAACTAAACTAAACGCACTGGGATTTAAACCAGAAATCTCTATAGATGACATCGTTGAGGAACTATGTATCAATTAATTGATAAGTTTATTGAATCTGCCAAGGAGATGGATGATGACATCTTTCCTTTCATGGCAAACAAGGGGGATTTTGTAGAAGGTAAGAATAGTGTATATTATTCTGGGCCTTATTGGGATGACTCAGAGGCAAGAGAATTAATCCACTCCATCATGAAAGGGAAGTGGTTGTCATCAGGGGAGAAGGTTAATAAGTTTGAACGTGAGTTCTCACGCATGTTTAAGTTTAAGCATTCTGTGATGGTGAACAGTGGATCATCTGCTAACCTAGTGATGATTGCTGCACTGAAGAAGTATTTTAATTGGCAAGATGGTGATGAGATAATTGTATGTACTTGTGGTTTCCCTACCACGATTGCACCTGTAGTTCAAGCAGGATTGAAACCAGTCTTTGTTGATATTAAATGGGAAGATCTGAATTGGAATCTAGATCAAGTATCCGAAAGTATTACTGATAGGACAGTCGCAGTATTCTCTTCTCCTGTTCTTGGTAATCCTTATGACGTGGATAGACTTGTAGAGATATGTAATACTAATAAGATAAAATTAATTGCTGATAACTGTGATAGCCTAGGTAGTAAGTGGAAAGGAGATTATCTTACAGAGAAAGCAGTAGCAGCCTCTTGTTCCTTCTATCCTGCTCATCACATCTGTACCATTGAAGGTGGTATGGTATCTTCTAATACTAAGGAGATAGTAGATCTAGCAAGAAGTTATGCATGGTGGGGTCGTGGATGTTATTGTGTTGGTCAACAGAACCTTCTCTCTAACGGAGTCTGCGGTAAGAGGTTTAGTAATTGGTTAGAGAATGACACTGTGGTGGATCATAAGTATGTCTTTGGTGTCAGAGGATATAATCTAAAACCACTGGACTTACAGGGGTCTGTAGGATCTGTTCAGTTGCTTAAGTTTGATGAGATTCATAGTCTTCGTAGAAGCAACAAAGAAAGGATTCAGAAGGCTTTAGAAAGTATTGATGGTGTAAGAGTTGTAAATGAGAGACCAGATGCAGAGACAAGTTGGTTTGGTGTTCCTACTGTATGTGAGGACAATAATCTAAAGAGATCATTGGTTGCATACTTAGAAGAGAACAAGATTCAAACACGTAACTATTTCGCAGGGAATATTCTGTTACATCCTGGTTATCGTGATCTTGGTAAGGCATCTGACTATCCAAATGCGAATCAGGTATTAGATAAGGTATTCTTCTTGGGTTGTTCTCCTACTATCAATGAGAAGATGCTCCAGTATATTGAGAAAGTAATCGGTAATTATGTTAGCAACTGAGTTCTTACATGGTCAGGGACTGGGTAATCAACTTTTCTGTTATGTCACTACCAGAATGTTGGCTCATAGACATGGATATGATTTTGGTATAAAAGGTTTACAGAGTGCAGGAGATTCAAGAGTGAACCATAAAGGATTTTACTTTATGGATCTCGATTATGGTAAAGAAGTTCCTGATGATCTACAAAGATATGATGAGTATCGCCATGCATTGAAGACTGATGAGTGGATCAAAACTGATTTGCGTTTGACTGATCAAGCCCTATTACATATTCCTGATAATAAAATTATCTATGGTGTGATGCAGTCAGAAGATTACTTCTATGATAGATTGGATCTTGTCAAGGAGTGGTTGAAGGTTAAGGAAGAGTATGATCATATGGATACCAATGGAAAGAACATGTGTGTTATGAACTTCCGTGGTGGTGATATGATAGGAAATGCTGGAGCATATGTCCCTAGATCATATTGGGACAAAGCCATTCAGAGGATGGTTGAATATAATCCCAAGATGGAGTTTTGTGTTGTCACTGATGATGTAAACACTGCAAAACAAATGCTCCCAGAATATCCTGCATATCATGTGGATGTTGCATGGGATTATGTGGCAGTAAAGAATGCACGGAATGTTATATCTACTACTTCTACTTTCTCTTGCTTCCCTCTATGGACTAGTGAAACATTAGAGTATTGTATTGCTCCTAAACACTGGTTCCACCACAACCTTTCGCAGGGCTGGTGGAGTCTTGGATGTAGCATATATAGTTACCCTACTCATTATATGGATAGAGAAGGGAACCTCTTTACACCTGATGAATGTAGAGTAGAATGGGAAGAGTATAAGAAGACATCAAACATTTATGATGGAGATCTATGATTGAATTACCTAAAGTTACATTATTTTGCATCTCTTCAGACAATGTAGAAGGAGCCCTTTATGCTTTGAAGAAGAGTATGGAGGGTATTAATTTTGGTGCTGTTAAATTAATCACACACGAAAAACCAGATAACTTACCAGATGACATAGAGTTTTCTCAGTGTTATGAGATCACATCTATACATGATTATAATTACTACTGCATTTATAATCTATCACAGCATATCAATACAGAGTATTGTTTGTTAGTGCAACCTGATGGGTTTGTAATTAACCCTGACAAATGGGATGATGACTGGTATAATTATGATTATATTGGTGCTCCTTGGTATGAAGCAACTGATGCATACATTGACCCTTGGGGTAAGCAACATCGAGTGGGTAATGGAGGATTCTCTTTCCGTAGTAAGACCTTATTAGATGTACCCAGTAGGGCTTACATTCATTTTGATGTAAACTGGGGAGACTTTTATAAACACATGAATGCCGAATCTACATCTGAGGATGGTAATATATGTGTCCATAATAGGCATATATATGAGGCACTTGGATGTAGGATTGCTCCTATAGAAGTTGCAGCAAGATTTGCTCACGAAAAACCAATACCTGAGACACGAGGTATAACACCATTTGGATTCCATTATCACCTACCTGAAGGCACACAATTATGAAAACAAAATTACCTACTCTAGAACAATTAAATGATGAAAGTTTTGTAAGTAAGTTAGAGTATATGAGAACTCATCTTACAGAAGCAGGTATCAATGAAGAGGCTGCCAAGCACGGTGATGGTGATGTGATATCAGATTCATGTGATAATCCTGCAGGTACAGTTCCCTATAGACTCTATGCACATCTATCCACCCTTTTTGATGATGGAGTCATTCTAGACATCGGAACACTCTATGGTAGTTCTGCTCTTGCTCTCTCATATAATACAAAGAATCACGTTAAGAGTTATGATTTAGCAGAGAAGTCGAAGATTGCACAGAAGATGACGAGAGAAAATATTGATTGGAATATCATGGACTTCCGTACCGACGAATCGATTGAGTGGGATAAAGTAAAGATGATTGTAATTGATACTGATCATACAGGAGAACAAGAAGTAGAGTTTATGAAGTTCTTTATTGAAAAGGATTGGAAAGGTATAATGTGTTTTGATGATATACATTTGAATCGTCCAATGATAGATTTTTGGGAATGTTTTGATGAGGATATTAGAGAGGACGTAACTAAACTTGGTCATGGTGTGTTCAATGCTGAGTCACCTAACAAGACTTGTGGCACAGGATTTGTGGAGATTGATCTAGAATGATTTTTATTACTGGAGCTGCTGGTTTTATTGGCAGTAATTTTGTTCATTATTTAAAGAGTCAAGGGTATGATGATATTGTTGTTCTTGATAAGTTAACTTATGCTGCCAGCACTGATAATTTAAACCCCCATACATTTCCTATTGAGATTGTTGATGTAGCAGATAAGAAACCATTACAAAGGGTCTTTCAAAAGTATAGACCTAGATTTGTTTTTCATTTTGCTGCTGAGTCTCATGTAGATAATTCTATTGAGGATGCCACTCCCTTTGTTGAAACAAACGTCACGGGAACTCTTAATCTTCTTGAGTTATCTGTGATGTATAAGGTAGAGAAGTTTCATCACATCTCTACCGATGAAGTGTATGGTGCATTGGAATATGATGATCCTCCATTTACGGAGGAGACACCTTATAATCCTCAGAATCCTTACTCTGCATCTAAGGCTGCGAGTGATCATTTTGTAACTGCATTTGGCAATACCTACGGACTACCAGTGGTGATCACTAACTGCTCTAATAACTATGGTCCTAGACAAAATAAAGAGAAGTTAATACCCAAGACTATCAATAATATTCTTGAGGGTAAAAAGATACCCGTCTATGCACAGGGACAGAATGTAAGAGATTGGATCTATGTTGAGGATCATTGCAAGGCAATACTAGAGGTATGGTATGGTGGAGGAGTGGGTCATAAGTATAATATTGGAGGTGAGTGTGAGGTTAAGAATATAGATTTGGTCAAGACTATTATAAGATTGATGGGTGCAAGTGAAGATCTAATTGAGTTTGTTGATGACAGACCAGGACACGACTTGCGATACGCTATTGACAATGCTAAAATAATACAAACATTAAATTGGCATCCAAGTCACACCCTTGAAGAGGGACTCTTAAAAACTATCAATTGGTATAAAAATGCTAGGACATAACCACTTAGGAAAGAATGGAAGGTTTGGTAATCAAATGTTCCAGTATGCAGCCACTAGAGGTATTGCTGCAGCACGAGGATATGATTGGTGTATTCCACCAGGCCCTAAGACAGATGATGAGTTTGAGGATGAAGAGAACCAACATAAACTCTTCATGGCATTTAAGATGTCAGGTACAAAGGAAGTTAAGATGTTTCCTGCACCCTATAAAGAGGAAGGAACTTTTAGATACAATCAGGATCTAGTTGATGGGTGTGAGGATAATGTAAATCTATACGGTTACTTCCAGTCAGAAAAATATTTTAAGCACATTGAAGATGAGATAAGAAAAGACTTTGAGTGGAGAGATGATGTAAAGAAGTTATGTAAGGATATGATCAATGGTCTGGGAGTGGATAAGATTATCTCTCTTCATGTTCGTAGGACTGATCATCTTGTTAAACCTACCTATCATAATGTTCTTCCATTAAGTTATTATGAGGAAGCCCTATCTAAGTTACCTCAAGTGTATGATAGTTGTGAGATACCAGTTCTTATATTCTCTGATGATCCTGCATGGTGTAAGGAGCAAGAGATGTTCTCCTCAAATAGGTTCATGGTTTCAGAGAGTGGAGATAATATAACTGATATGTGTTTGATGAGTATGTGTGATTACCAGATCATGGCCAATTCTACCTTCTCATGGTGGGGAGCATGGTTGTCTGGGTCTAAGCATGTCATTGGACCTAAGATGTGGTTTGGTCCTGATGGAGCAGATCCTACGGACATCTTTGTGGATAGATGGGAGTATCTAGATGTCTGAGATATCAATATGCATACCCACCTATGAGTTCAAAGGTGATGGAGTAAAGTATCTTTCAGAATTATTTGATACATTAAGAGTTCAGACTTTTCAAGATTTTAATATTGTTGTATCTGATCACAGTATTGATGATGAGATACATGATTTCTGTAAGAAGAGTAGTGAAGAGTTTGAGATCATTTATATTAGGAATGAACATGGTAGAGGCAACCTAGGCCCTAATACTAACGTAGCACTAGAGCACGGGACAGGTAGGATACTAAAAGTTGTCTATCAAGATGATTTGTTTGTGAATAAAGAAGCACTTCAGAAATTAAAAGATGTTTATGATACAGGATGTAAGTGGGCATTTAATTCTTTCTGTCATACTAAGGATGGTGTTACATTCTTTAGGGATGTGGTTCCTAGATGGTGTGATAAAATGTTAGAGGGAAGAAATCTTTTAGGTAATCCCTCTGGTGTGTCACTACTTAACTCTTGTAAAATGTATATGAGTGAAGACCTAAATCTTTTGGTGGACACTGAGTTTTATCATAGAATGAGAATGAAGCACGGACTCCCTTGTATCATTGAAGATGTTCTTACATCAACGAGAGAACATGAAAACAGAACGAGTGCCAGTAGAATAGTGTATGATCATCAGATAAATCATCCTGAGGGTGGTTGGGTTGTTAATAAAGCTGAATTAGATTTTTTACATTTCGTATATAAAGATTTTTTTGAAGGAGGTGAAAGGTATCCCGATGAAGCATAATTTAAATCAGGCAACATTTATAATACCTATTCGGATTGAATCTTCTGATAGATTGAGAAATGTGGTTACTTCAATCGCATTCTTACTAGAGAATTTTCACACTAATATCATAATAAAAGAAGTAGATAAGGAGTCTGTCTTTCATCGAGATGCCCTCCCTCTGTTGGAGAGTGTAATGGATCAACAGAATGTCTTTACAAACTTCAACTTTATGTTTGAGAAGAGTGATGATCCTCTCTTCCACCGTCAAAGGATTCTGAATGAGATGGTCATGGAGGCCAACACAGATATAGTTGTTAATTATGACTGTGATGTTATTCTTCCTATAGATTCATATCTTCTTGCCTATGAAATGATTACAACGGGAATATCTGATGTGGTCTATCCCTATGGGAGAGGAAATTATCAGAAGCAAGTAGATCCTAGTGATCAGGTGGTGTCTAATTTTCTAGAGACTGGTGATTATTATCATTTGGATTCTGCATCTAAGATTCACACATCGGACTTTGGATGGGCTCAGTTCTTTAAAAGATCAGTCTATATTGAAGGTGGTTTAGAGAATGAAAACTTTAAAGCATATGCACCAGAGGATAAGGAAAGACATTATAGATTCACTAAAATGGGATATCATGTGGATCGCATAGCAGATGGATGGGTATATCATTTAGAACATGTCAGAGGAGAGAACTCATGGTTTACAAATCCGCACATGCAGTCTAATATGGATGAGTGGAATAAGATCCAGTCTATGACAAGAGAACAATTAAAAGATTACTATTCAAACCAAGATTATTTAAAGAAATATGTTGACATTTAATGGTATAGGGAGTCTAGGTAGACTGGGCAATCAGATGTTTGAGTATGCAGCCATTCGTGGTATTGCTGCCAAGCATGGATATGAATGGTGTATTCCTCCATCAGATAGAAAAGGAATAGAAAACTATAGTCTTCATGAATGTTTTAAACTCTCACCTGAAAGAAATGAGGATGTCAAAGAGATTCAGTATCTTCAGGAACCCTACTTTCATTTCTGTGATGAGTTATTTGAACGGTGTCCTGACAATGTAAATCTTCATGGATTCTTTCAATCATGGAGATACTTTGATCATATTGCTGATAGTATTAGAGAGGACTTTACATTTCATGATGAACACTTGAAACCTTGTCAGGAGATGATACAATCCGTCAAGGAACCTATCATGCTTCATGTAAGAAGAGGTGATCCTAATCTTACAGATGTTCGTGGATTTAAATGGTCATACACTCAATGTGGATCCATGCATCCTGTTCAACCTGTAGAGTATTATGAGAAGGCTCTTGCTGAGTTCCCAGAGGATCAACCAGTGATTGTGTTCTCTGATTCTATTGACTGGGTAAAGGAACAAGAGTTCTTTGCTGGTGATAGATTTTTGCTCTCTGAACCACAAGATAAATATGCCGATGGATCTTTTACACCATATGCTGACCTATGCTTGATGAGTCTGTGTTCTCATGCTATAATTGCAAATAGTTCTATGAGTTGGTGGGGTGCATGGTTACAGACCAACCCTAACAAGAAGGTTATCGCACCTAAGATGTGGTTTGGCCCTGACTACGCAAACAAAGATACCAAAGACCTTTATTGCCCTGATTGGATAGTATTATGAACCGAATTACTGATTACCAAGAATTAAAAGTAAGAATAGTTGATTGGATTAAAGATTATCATACTCAGAGTGGTCTTCAATCACTAGTGGTTGGTGTGTCAGGTGGAATTGATTCTGCGGTGGTGTCCACTCTATGTGCTGAGACAGGTCTTCCTACTTATGTTGTAGCACTTCCATTGAATTCTACACATCAGAATACGAGATTATCTGATATCCATACTAAACATTTAGCAGAGAAGTATGAGAATGTGACCAGAGTTGAGGTAGAACTTTCCAGTGTATATGACTCTTTACTTCATTCTATAAACTGGTGGTCTGAGGCTCAACACTTTGATAAGAAAGAATTTACATCTGATGAACTTACTCTTGCCAATACCAAATCACGTATTAGAATGGTAACGTTATATCAGATTGCAGGATCTAAAAAAGGTATTGTGATCGGTACAGGAAACAAAGTGGAGGATTATGGAATCGGTTTTTATACTAAGTATGGTGACGGTGGTGTTGACATTGCTCCCATTGCTGACCTCTACAAAACAGAAGTCAGAGAACTTGGAGGATACCTTGGAGTGATTCCACAGATCATTGATGCAAAACCAACTGATGGTTTATGGGATGATGGTAGAACTGATGAAGATCAGATTGGTGCTACCTATGAAGAGTTAGAAGAGGCAATGGAAAAGGGAGAAGGAAAGGCTATTGACATTCTATATAAATTTAATAATCAAAACAAGCACAAGATGCAACCTATCCCCACATTTAAACTATGAAAATTGGAGTTATCGGTGCAGGGAGACTAGGTATTTGCTTTGCTCTCCTATGTGAACAAGCAGGATATGATGTATTAGTATCTGATGTTAGGGAAGATTATGTGAAAAATCTTCGTAACAAATTCATTAGTACTAATGAACCAGAGGTCTCTAAATTACTGTCAACATCTCCTAGACTTTCTGCCACGAGTAGTAATAATAAAGTTATTAGAGAATGTGACATCATCTATACTCTTGTTGCAACTCCATCTAAAAGGGATGGTAGTTATGATGTGAGTGCAGTATGGGATGTGGTTCAGGATATTAAGAAAGTAAAAAAAGTACAAGGTAAAGCATTTGTAGTAGGATGCACCACAAATCCAGGTGACTGTGAACAATTTCAAAATGAATTGGATAAGTTTGGTGTAGATGTATTCTATAACCCAGAGTTTATTGCACAAGGATCAATCATTAAGGATCTTAGAAGAGCTGATATGGTTTTGATTGGTGGTAAGAGAAATGAAACTTATGATCAGTTATGTGAGATCTATAATAGGATTCAAGAGACTCCACCTAAGATCAGTATCATGTCTACAAATGCTGCTGAACTTGTAAAACTTGCGGTCAATTGTTTCCTTACTACTAAGATCAGTTATGCCAATATGGTTGGTCAGGTGATGGCATTGTCTGGTATGGAAGATGAGATTCCCACTGTGCTTGGTGCAATTGGTGATGACAGTAGAGTAGGTAGAAAGTATTTGAACTTTGGATTTGGATTTGGTGGCCCTTGTTTACCTAGAGACAATCGTGCCTTTGCTTCTTATGCAAAGAAACTTGGTCTGGATTATAATTTAGGAAGCACTACTGACAATTTTAATAATGAACATGCTACCTTTATAAAAGACTATTTTGTTTATAGGAATCCAGAAAACCTTCCTTTCTATCTTGATTATGTTTCATATAAGAAAGGGACTGATATACTTACAGAGAGTCAGCAGTATAGATTGTGTGTTGATTTGTTAGATGATGGTTATACAGTTTACATCAATGATAATGATGCTATAATGGATAGGATTAGTGATGATCTATCCGATAAGTATCCAGACACTGTTAAGTTTGGAGAACCTGATGATGATGTTTACCCAATTAAATTCTAATGGATCCAGCAATATTTGATAAGAATAAGTCTGTCTACAAGTTGAAGAACTTTGGGCCCATTTATTACTTAAATCTTGATGGGCAACCAGAAAGAAGACAATATATGGAAGACCAATTTAAATATTGGGAGATAACAGATTACACACGCATATCTGCTTATGATGGAAGAGAAGATGATCTAAGTGATATCCTTACGGGAACTTATCCTACTAATATGTCTGGTGGGGAGATAGGATGTACGACTTCTCATCTGAATGCTATAAAGCATTACTTAGATAATAGTGATTCTCCTTATGCAGTCATCATGGAAGATGATTGTAATCTAGAGATGGCAAAGTTCTGGAACTTTACATGGGATGATTTCATGGCCCATGCTCCTTATGATTATGATGTTATTCAGATAGCAATCATATGCACAGGAGATATACATGTTAGATTGCATAAGAGATTTGTAAATGATTTCTCTACTGCTTGTTATATTATTAGTAGACATCATGCAGAAAAGTTAGTAAGACTTCATTGTAGAGGAGGATATACAGGAGAACAAAAGTATAAACTTGACAATGGATGTAAACCTAGACCTGTTGCAGATGATTTGATTTATAATTCTGGTAATACTTTTGCTATTCCCCTTCTCTTATACAAAACTGAATTAGGGTCTTCTATTCATCCAGTGCATATAGATGCTTTCCATACTAAGAACTATGAGGCTCAATATAATTTCTGGTTAACTAACGGATCAAATGTTGATATCAAAGAATATATGGATTATGATCCTTATTTGGGACGTATAACCGAACCTTCTACACCTCCACAACCTGCTTGACAATATCACAAACATCTGTTAATATAAATAAATATTATACAAAGGAATCGAAAGATCGTACCCCTGTGTTAATGTACAGTATCCCATGTCGGGGATGCTATCATCCGCAGGGTTTTTTAATGCCCATGCGAGACAAATAAAAACAATCATGTCAATCAAATCAACAATCGCAGCTGCATTTGCTGCACCATTTCTACTTTCTTCAGCTGCTTTTGCTGGTCCTTATGTGAATGTAGAAGCAAACGGTTCATATCCTGATGGAGATTACACAGGTGCTACTACAGACGTTGCTGTAGGTTTCGACGGAACAACAAGCGAAGGTAAGGTAGCATACTACATACAAGGTGGTCCAGCATTTGTTCATACTGAGTCAACTGACGATACTGAGACTGAGTTCTCTGGTAAGGCAGGTGCTTCTGTAGCAATCAACGAAGATCTATCTGTATATGGTGAGATCTCTGGTATCTCTGCTGAGAAGAATAACGACGACGTTATCAACTTCGGTGGTAAGATCGGTGCTAAGTTCGTATTCTGAAAGGATACAGTTACTGAATCAGTAACAACTGAAGAACTCTAAATAGAAATGAGTTCGAGATGGATCAAGACCCCTTTACAGGGGTCTTTTTTTATGCTATATTATTGAAGTCAAGGCTTCGCTACCTCTGACTGCGGTACTCCCCTTTGGTGGTTTCAGGAGTAGCGGCTATAGGAAACCACCACACTAATAATTTACATGAAAAAAACAGAAGATATACTAATGCATCCACTCTGGTGTGGTCCAGTGATGCTTATGTTTATGGTAGTAATGATACAGACTCTTCATACTCTTACTCATTGGAGAATGGAGATAGATGCTGATGCTTATTGTAAAAACAATGCTGAGTGGGTAGAAAGTAACACAGGAGGGTATGATGATGATTATTAATTTGCTATATACATATACAGTTATTATGTCTGCAAATGGAAATTAAGAATATAAGTAAGACCAAGTTGTTTGCCCTCGGATTAGGTGGACTACTTGGTCTTTCGCATCTAGGTATGATTGGTATCATTGCTAATCGAAAACCAGAGAGTAAGTTCCCTCAACTCAACATTCCTGTGAGTGAGTATACTTCTTATAGTGTTCAGGCTAATGAAGAAGGATATGCTATTAACTATAGAGCAAATGATCCTTTAGTTATGGCTACCACTAAAACCATACCTGGCAAAGGTGGATTGTTTAGTAAAGGTCAACCTACTCAAATTGTAAAACAATATACAATGGACGGGGCAGAGCATCATGACGGACCTGTTTCTACTAGATCTGCATGGATAGATCCATCAGGGTTGACAGGTGAAGGCGAAAAGAAGATTAGTGCCAAGACCATTGAGTGTATCAAAGCACGAGGTAGTGGAGAAGGAACAGGTAGGATGGTCGGTGGGAGCGTTGGTGCTTCTGTTGGTTCTGGTCTCTCCTCTGTTCCTTTCGTTGGTTGGGTTTTGGCTGGTGCTGCTTCGATGATCGGCATGAATGAAGGTGCAGAGATCGGTGGAGACCTAGCAGAGTCATTTAGTGATGCATGTGTGGAAGAGGTTGACTAAACATAAGGTCAACTGTATAATAAATAACATATAATAACTTCGACTTATTGATGAAGAAAATATTCATGCCTTTAATGGCAGCAACAATGCTAGTGCCTTCCATGACACTAGCATCTTCTATTAGACCAGGTTCAAGAGTCACACATGAATCACTTAATTCTGGTTCTAGATCTAAAACTCTATGTCTAAATGAGAAAGAAAAGTTTGCAGAGAGATGTGAGATAACAATAGATGAGACTGGTGTGAAAGGACCAGCAGGACATATAACCAATGTAGTTCAATGGACTAAAGAACAAAAAGAGTTTAGTTATGGTGGAGCACTAGCTGGTGGTATTGCTGGTGGTGGTGTTGGTATGGCTGCTGGACTTGGTAGTTGTGCTTTCATAGGACCACTTTGTTTGTTCACAGCACCAGCACTTATGACTGGTGGTGCGACAGGAGGTGCAGGACTAGGTGGAACAGGAACTGGAAAGTACTTTACTGTGATTGGTGATGATAAAGATGGTAATAGATTGATACAAGAGTTTTATGTTACGTCAGGAAAGGCAGTTAGGAAAACATCTAGAAATCTTCTTTTGAAGACTGGACTTGCTGAAGGTGAGGTCAAAGGGTAGTTAACACTACCATTTACATTAGTTTACATAAGGTATAATTATGGAGGTCATTAGACCTCCTTTTTATTGTTCGGGTATCACTAATGTAAAGTTTCTTTACAACTCTTTATCTTTACTATATAATATTGTTACGTTACTTAACAAAAGACTTTAAATGACTTCTTCATCAACCACTGAAAAGTATACCGTTACTGAATACGGCAAGCAAAACATGTTTGGTGCAGAAGTAGCACCTTGGGTCGATCAGAATGATAACTACGAAGGTTATCCTGAAAATGCTGAGAAAACCAATGGTCGTTGGGCTATGATTGGTATCGTGGCATTACTTGGTGCGTATATCACTACTGGTCAAATCATTCCAGGTGTATTTTAATGACTACTATTCCAACATATGATATTCCAGCATCACCAATCCTTCTTCTAGGATTCGCTGGTATTGCAGTTGCTCTGTTCACTCTTTATACAGTTAACAAAGCATATTTTAATTCACCTTTCAGGAGTTGATATGAAAACCATGATCCAAACCCTATTGATAGGTACAATTGCAATGGCAGTTGTTTATTCACCAACTATTGCATACGTCTAATGAACTATTGGAAAAACGCAGAACAACTCAATGGTCGCATGGCGATGATGGGTTTCTTCGCTGCCGTAATTAACTACGGTTTTACTGGCTGGGTAATACCAGGCATCTTTTGACTTAACAGGTCTCTTTAAGCTCTATTCCTATTACAAATCTAAGAACAATGACACCAGAAGCAGAAAAATTTAACGGTTGGATGGCGATGCTAGGCTTCGTCGCAGCACTCGGTGCTTATGCAACTACAGGTCAAATCATTCCAGGTATCTTCTAATGAACAACAAACAAATCTTTTTAAAAGCAAACGGACGTGCAGCAATGATTGGATTCATTGTACTCTGTGCATCATACGCAACAACTGGCAACCTTATTCCTGGTATCATCTAATGACAAAGCAAACAAAAACACAAACAGAAGACAAGGTAGATTTTTCTATCGCTGAAAAGTGGAATGGCATTGCAGCCATCGTTGGATGTGGAGCACTCATCGTGTCTTACTCACTATCAGGTCAAATCATACCAGGTTTTGTATAATGACTTGCACATTGTTCACGATCAAGAGGTCTACTCTAGTAAAACTACTCATGGTAATTAACTTACCTTGGCTGGCAGTGTCTGCTACAGCAGCATCTCTGGTCGGTACAATTACTTAGTCCAAAACTTTACATAACTAAATAATTACTCGTAACTATCAGCATATCAAAATAAATGAGCGAATTTCAGGTAGCAGCAGACACATTCCCAATATGGAAAGCAGTCCTATGGATATTTTATCCTATGGCAATGCTAGTAATGGCTGAACTACTACTACGTGGATTCGATGACGATGATGACGATGAAGGTGGTAAAGGAATCAGAATCTTTAAAGAAGATATGACTCCAGCATACGCACCATCAGGAGCATGATTGATTTTTCTCATCATTATTGGAGATATGCAGAACGTTGGAATGGCCGTCTTGCAATGGTCGGAGTACTTATTTTAATTCTAAAAACATGTATCAACTAATTTTCGTTGCAGCAGTAGCAGTTACTGCATATTCAAACGGTTTATCTTTTGTCTTTCAATGATGCCACTCGCACTATTATTAACATCACTACCACCAGGCTCTAGAGATCTTGTAGAGTTTGGATTTTTTGTGACTGTGGGAATGACCGCAGGATCTTTGGGATTGATATGATTAACTTCGCAGAAATTTACCAAATGGTATTCATGACAGTAGTTGGTGTTATAATGATAACTACTATGTTCATGACCATGATGGCTTACATGATAGAGGATTAATGAAAGACAAGAAGGCAGCAAAGAAAATTATTAAGCTTGCCAAAGAGCATCCCGACTGGTATACTAAGCAGGATGTTGAGTATGCTAAGATGATCAAACGCAAAATCAAAGCACAGGAGAAATCCCACAATGATTGATACAGAAATTGAAAAGCAGATGAGTCTTCGTCAAGAAGTCTTACAGATCCTTTTTAAAAAATTTGGAAATGGAGATTACTCAAACAAATCAATTTACGAATGTGCCGATGAGTGGGTATCTAAAGGACATAAGATCTCATCAGGTATTGTCAAATATTACGATGCGTATTATAATAAATAACTTACTTGCTGTAATACAATGCAAAAAATAATTAATGTACTTGCTGTTGCGTCTTTCGCTGTATCTAGTTCCATTGCTGCTGGTGGCGTATATGTATATGTCAATAGAGATTCCATCATTGACGGCATTAAATCACAAGTTATGGGAGGGATTGGTGGATCTGCTCTAGGTGGAGGTGCTCTTACAGGCGATGTAGGATTACCTATATCAACACAACCAGATGCTGCTCCTGATACTTCAGCATCTGTTCCTGTACCATCTGGTGGGTTGGGAGTTTCTCAATTCTAAATAAGGTAGTTGCTTGACTATCATGGCTGAGGAAGTAAAAGAAGAAGTAGTAGAAGAGAAGGAGAAGAAAAGTCCGTTAGGTAAACTAAAGGATGCCATACTTCCAGATGCTGATGAACAAGCAGCAATCATCTCTACAGCTGTCAGAATTACCGTTCTTGCCTGGTCGGGTGGAATATTGACTTTAAATTATGTAGCTATACCAGGTGTACCACAACAGAAAATAGATCCGACATTTATAGCTTCAGTTTTTACTGGGGTTCTGGCTAGCTTTGGAATCCAGACTGCATCTAAGAAAGGTGATGGCACTATGAAGATGAATGGTAATGGTAACGGCAACGGTAACGGTGGCGGTGGTGGCATCAGCAAGAAAGATCTTGAGATGTTAATTGAAAAGGCATCACAGACTGGTCCTACTCAAACAATTAGAATTGAGCAAGCACCTATTAAGATAACTACTGACGACAAACCTTATACACTATAAACATGGCATCTGATAACTCGACATTTCTATTCACTAAAATAAGGGAGACGGCCCATAACGTAAAGGAATGGGATAAGGCAATGGCAAAGAAAATACAGGACAAGTTTAACTTGACTGACTATCAAATGCTATGTCTGGTTTTTGCTAAAGGATTTGTTATAGGAGCAATTCTTTTATAATGGAATTAACAGAAGAAAACGTACTCAAAGTGTTAGAAGAAATTATTCCTTATATTGAAGCTGATGGTGGATTCCTTCAACTTTATGATATAGAACATGAAACAGGATACGTTAAAGTAAAGTTAGGTGGTGCGTGTGAGACATGTGCTATGAGTACTATGACTTTGAAGCAGGGTATAGAAAGTAAATTAATGAACGAGATACCTGATGTTGTTGGTGTTGTGCAGGTTCTCTAACAGAGTGTTGGAGTCCACACTGAACTAGGCAAAATTACTTAAGTGTGCTATAAATATGTGTAGTATGGGATTGAAATAATCATGCCCCTGACACAGCAAAAGCATTACACAGTCGGTTATCACGATAATCTACATCATCATTTTGAAATCTGCGAGTACGCTGCAGATTCATATGAAGCAATACAACACTCTAAAGAGGATGTTCCTTCACTAAAGGAGCACCCTCATTTTATTGACTATTGCGTAACAGAAGAAGTGCAAAAGATTTCTGATCTTATGTCCTCTGGAATACCAATGGGACACTAACATGATTAAAAATAAGCACGAGATAATGTGGTGGATGAGTAGACTTACCATCATGGGAACATCTTTAAGTATGGCAACATGGCTAGCAGCACAAGCATATGTTTAATATATTGATACATTGGGTAGGGCAGAATATGAATACCCTTGCTCTCTTCAGTTGGGTAATGTTTCTACCCATAGCGTTTTTCTCAATAGATGGTCCTCGTAACCCCCACAGATATAAACATAAATAATCTCAAACATATATTAACCTTATGCTTTCTACTCAATATCGGTTGAGGATGGCAACTATATGTAAAGATATAGGTGCTGGAGTTGAAGTAAGTCTAGAAGATATGATCTGGGCTGAGAAATTAGCAAAAGCAAATACTGCTGCTAGAGGTATGTTACAGAGTGCTAGAAGAAGTAGTACAGATCCTACTGACTCTTTTCTGAATAGCTTGAATATAGGAGACCCCGATTCAAGCAATCATCGTAGGGGTTTTGGAGATCCACAAGATGTGGTAGACTGGTTCCATCAAGAACGATCTGATGATTGGAGACAACGTGATTGAAAAAGGTGACAAGATAGTTAAGATGGTGCTGATGAGTCCACACGAGGC